GTTCAGATCAGCGCCAACCGTGGGCCGGTTGCTGTTGGTACCACCAGAGATCAGGGGGTGATCCGTGGCGAACAGGGTTTTGCCGTCACCATAGGTGGGGCCGCCGGTAAAGCCTTGGTTGAGGATGTTAGCCGCTTTGACCTGCTTGGTGTACGCCATCGCCCGAGCAAGAGCTTTGGTGTAACGAGCCGAAAGCTTGTCATAGAGGTTGTCCTCCATGGCTTCTTCGGTCAGCGAGAAACCAAGCGCGATCGTCTCGTGGTTGTACCGAGCAGTCCAAGCTTCTTGCGCATTGTCGTACGCAATAGCAGCACCCTCAGCCTTGACCGGAGCCGCAGAGAAGCCCGACAGCTTGGTCTCCTCTTCAAAGGAACGCTCAGAGTTCTCGGTCTCGAAGATCTCTTTGTGCTCTTCTGGATAGCGCTTGTACTCCAGACCAAACAGGGCATTCAGTCCGGGGAGCAGCTCTTTCAGTAGTTGTGCGCGTGAAATAGCCATTATTTACTCCTTACACACCGGCGGTGGCGTTATAGGTGTGGTAGGTAGCGTTGAACTTGACGATAAACTCGACAAAGTTCCCCGACGTGTTTTTGGTGTCAGGCACCACATCAACCACGCGAATCGGAAGAATCGTCGTCACGTTGTTAATGTAAACACCCATCCGGCTGTTGCCGGTCGTCGAAACGCCAGTGTTCAGAACCAGCTCTGCGTTGCAAGCAATAGCACTGCCACGAGCAACGTAAGCAGGCAGAAGACCGCCAGCCGCATCGTCCGCAACCGCACTGGTGCAGTTGACAACTTTAAACAGAGCGTTCGGGTCGTCGCAAATGTACGCTTCGATGTCGTCAGCAACCACACTACCCGGGTAATACTGGGAGTACAGTTTCTGCTTGGTCGAAGGGTTCGTGTACGAGCAGCCCAAGAACACACCAACAACACCCGCGACCGGGCTGGTTTGGTTCTGAAGGGTGGTGATGATCAAAGTGCCATCATTTTTGTACTGAACCACGTCGCCATAATAAATAGCGGTGCCGTAGTTAGACGCAATGGGAATGGCACGGGTTGCACCCGCAAACGGTAGACCGCCGATCAGATTGACCGGACGGAGGCCGTACGGGGCACTAACAGTGGGGTAAGCCATGTCATGCTCCTAAATTAAGAACCTGTTCCAAAGGTAACCGTAGATTTACGCTCCTTGAAGAGCGGCATCCTTGGGTCGTTGTTACGCATCAGGCTCTGATCCACAGCAGTAATTTGATTCTCCGCTTCGCCACGGTAGAAGTCATTTCGCTCTTGGACCAGCTCCTTCGGGGTTTTGCACAGCATCAGGCCACCAATCACGATGTTGTCTTTATACCGGTCGTTCTCGACCGCCATCATCGTAATCTCGGGATGGTCTACTGCACGCACGGGCTCCCAGCCCTCATTCAGTTTTGCCGTAATGTTTTTAGGATCACTCTGCCCGAGCAAACTGACACGCATCCACCGGAACTCATAACCCGGCTCCGGATTCGGAGACGGCAGCACCTCAGGGCGCGTCCATGAGCGACGACGGACTTTCTTCTCGCGGGTTTCGAGTTCCCGATCAGTTCTAGTCTCAGCCATTTTTGACCCTTTCCATTTCGACAAGCTGTTTAGCGTACTGTTCAGGTGTAATACCCAACGTACGGATGATCCTCATCTGCGATTCAGTCAACGTAATCTTCTTGGGCGCTGTTGACCGTGTGGCAGGAGCAACCACATTTGATTGGCGCGGCTTAGTAGCCGGTTTTGGTTCCTCGTCAAACTCTTCGGGGAACCTCTTACGCATACCAGCGTCAATACGCCGGTAGTAATCATCGCTGCGGGGGTCTACCCCTTCTTCGACTAGCCTAGAGTGCAACCCAAGAGCCAAGCTAGTCATTTCCTGATTCGATCCAAACCACTGATTAGCATCACGCCATGCCAGTGCTTTCTGATCTACCGCAGGTTCTTGGGCGATCGGTTGTGGTTGTACACGAGTTTCTTCAGTTTGTAAAGGTGTGGGTTTCCAGTTAGCAATACGCTCTGCGCGAATCTTTGCGGAGGTCAAAGCTTCTTGGGCTGCAACCACCTTATCTGCGTCACCCGCTTCGTATGCTTCCTTGTATACCCGCTTGGCTTGCTCTAGTTCAGAGACAGCACGAGCCTTAGCCGTTTCTACAAGCGCTTCTTGATTCTTGTTGAAGTCGCCTTTCAACCGCCTGTTTTCTTCAAGTAGCTGCTGAGCCAGACGTACCGCTTCTTCACGCTCGCGCAGTGCGGATTCTGCCTTCCGCCGCTCGTCGTGGTACCCCTTAGACAGGTGTTTGATCCGCTTCTGCACCTTGTCGGAGTAATCCCCAAGTTCGTCGTCGGTAACTTCTTCCGGAGGCTCAGAAGGCTTTTTACCACGGTCTTGTGGAGGCGTATCGTCAACTACTTCAATTTCGATCTCGCTCTCATTCGTGGTCTCTTCCGGTGTAGTAACCGGCTTTTCTTCAGCCTCGTCTGGAAATTTAAAAGCTTGCTTTTCCATTACACCCTCTCAACGCCGCGTGGATCTGCAACAACAGCTTCGATGCTGTCATCGTTCATAAGGCGATACTCTTGCCCAGCTACCTTGAACCGAGTGCCCGTGTTGGCCCTAAACATTACAAAATCACCAACTTTGCACCACGGACCATTTGGGAACCTATCTGGATCAGAGTAAGCCTGAGCGCCCATATCGAGCACTGCACCGACCGTAGAGAGGATTTGTTCTTGCTGCAGGGTACGTTCAGCTTTAATCAACCCAGACTCAAAAGTCTCTTCAACCTTTGGCAAGGCAATTAAAAGCTTATACCCCACGGGTACCGGCAATTGCGCTTCAAGCTCAGCTTGAGTAATGTCTTCACTCATTGTCATCGTCCATATAATTACGCGAAAGGTCTCTGACTTCACGCTGTGCGATCTCTAGACCTCGGATCAAGCCGCACAGTTCTCGGTATTCCGGCCAATCTTTAGGACCACCGGTTACCATAGACTCCGCAAACAGCGCCCGCTGAGCGCTGATGTTTTCAATCAATACATCGAAGACCGTCTTACTCATCGCGCACCCCTAGGGCGTTGTGCATCTACAAGCAATTTAGCCTGCTCAAGCTTTAGCTTCTCTTGGTCGATCTGTACATCAGCCGCATCTTTCTGGGCTTTACGCTGAACTTCCTGCTGCTTGACCTGTAGCTCAGCCTGTTGAAGCTGGAAGAGGGGATCCTGCTGCACTTGTTGCGCTTGCTGCTGCGCCGCTTGCTGCTGATGAATTTGTGTGAGCTGCTGACCCGCGTCTGCCACAAGCCGAGCAAGCTGAACTTCGATCTCTTCGGGCAGAGGCTCATCGGGCGGAGGTAGCTGTACCCCAAGCCGCTCTTCAATCTGTTTGCGGTAGGAGAACGCCAAGTGCTCTGCGATGTGGGCTTGAAGGGAAGCCATGATTTGCTGCGCCATGGGGTTCTGCCCGATCGCTGACGCAATCATCGGGTCCTGCATAAACGACGTGTGGGTCGCAATATGCGCATCGTGATCCTGATAAATAAACGCTTTGAGCGGCTTGCCAGTAAGAGCGCCCATATTCTCACTGATGGGATCCCTAGGCTTCTGATCCTCAGCCAGCGGCACGATCTTATCTGCCTGCTTGATACCCAGCGTCTCCAGCATCTGCCTATGGAGGAAGGGAAGATCGTAAATCTGAGGCGCACTCTGCGCCATCTGGAATGCCGCTTGATACTGCACAACCCGCTGCGCCATAGTCGAGGCGTTCGGATCACTGACCGGAATAACCTCAACTAGCGCGTAATCGTCCGACCGGGCTCTCCGGTCCACCCCTTCAGGGATGTAGTCATACGGCTCGTCTGCGTACTCTGCGATAATTGCTTTGAGGAGCTTGAACTCCTGTTTCATAGCGAAGTGCACACGCGCCTGCACCGCAGCCATGGGCTTTAGAGTACGTTCGAGAAGTGCCAGCGTGGTCCCGACCGGTGCGTTAGCGCTCATGTCGGAGATGTTCATATCACTGATAGCACCTAGCCTGCGACCCTCGTTAGTGATGCGCTCCAGCAGCGCCGCAAGAACCTGCGACGGCTCTTTATATGGGATGGTCATGATGTTATCGCGCACCGTGCCCGATGGCACATCCACGTCCCTGAACTCACCCGGCTGGATGGGCGTGTCGTCGCCCTTGATGCGCAACCCCCTAGACTTGAGGCCCCCCGGCAGATTACTGAGCGTACCTGCATCCACAAGCTGACGGATGATCGAAGTACCGGCACGAGCGTACACACCGATGATGTGGATAAGCCCAAGGCAGTAAAACCCAAACCCGGGCACGTATCCGTAGTGTACGAAGTGCTGGCGCGGGAGCCGCAGTGGGTCTGTGGGGTCCCAGTTACGACGAACGGCTAGGACGGTACCCGTCCCTTTATCAATAGTCACTACATAGGGTTTAGGCAGATCATCCTCATCATCGAACCCGGAGATATTGCGCTGCACATGCACTTCATACAGAGCGTACCGGTCGTCAGAAGTCAGGCTGTAGCCCCCTTCCTCAGCTTTCTTTTTCTCGATGTCCGTATAAAACGCAATAGGATCGCCAAGATCTACATCTCGGTAAAACCCAGCAGCCTGCAGGTGCTCAATGTCATTCTCAGTCTTACGCATGATATGTGTAATGCGCTCAGCCATCTCGATATGAGACGTGCCGTAAGGCACGATGACATCTTCTGCAGGGATGTAGATAGAGACCTGCCGACCCAAGCGTGGGTCCTTGTAGACTTTCTTGAACGCCGAACCCGCAAGACCCAGTGAATACAGCATCCGCTCGTGCTCCGAGCGATACTCCACCATACGTTCAGTTAGCTGGTAATTCATATCGGCCTTAACCCGGGCTGCTGCTTCTTCCTTCTCACGGGTTACTGCGCCAAGAATCTTAGTCTTAACTGGCCCTTGTGCAGGGAACGTCTCACTCATTGTCTCCGCTTGGAAACGGATCGCAGCCTCTGCAAGGATCGTCGAATACACCCCGCAGGCGCCTTCCCACGGGTCGGTGCGCTCCTCGTACTTGAACCCAAGCACTTCGAGACCTTTGACGTACGTCTCAGCCCAGTCTTTCCGGGCAACGATATCTTGATCCACTAGGTCAATAAGCTCCGAACCCAGCGTAGCAAGATCACCATCGTCCATATACTCGGCTAGGTTTGCATCAAACGGCACCTCAGTATCTTCAGCTTCCCCCGGCACCAGCGTAATCTCTACGCTTCCGTCATCGAGAGTAACTATTTCTGGGTTTACAATATCAATCTCTAGCGCGGGCTCATCGTTATCCAACCCTGCAAGCCCCGTAGGCGCTACATAGAGACCTTTATCAATCAGACTTGTTGCCATTATGGCTCCTAGTAGTAAGCACGCCGCACCGCGACGTAATCATCATCTGTGTCAACATCAGAATTAAGACGCAAGAGGCCCCCCTTGCGGATCCGTATAAGCGCCAAACTGCAGGCATCTACTGCGTCGTCATGCTCACCCGCAGGAAACGCTAACAGCTCATCCACCACCTCAGAGGCCCACCATGTCTCAGGGAACCATACCTGCCCGCTCGTAAACATGTCACTTATGGCATTAACCCGTGCAATCTTATCCTGACCTTTCCCCGGACTGAATTCTTGCACATATATACCCGAGCGTCTCATTTCATCTACTAGCGGTTGGCCTGACGCTTTGGTCTCAATAATAACTGTGTCGGGCGTCCAGTCCTTGTACTGCTGCATCGCCATGCGTTTAAGCTCAGGAAACTCGTATTTACCTTTGGCGCTGTTTAGCAGGATGACATTATCTACACCATCCTCGTTCTTCCAAACACCCCATGTCTGGCACACAGAGTAGTCCGACCGATCTTTAGTAGTGAGCGCTGTATCCCATGACTGCACAGTGTAATCCACGCTTGGGGGGTCTTCTTTAGTCCACCATTTAATATCATCACGCTTGATGATTGCCGCTTCTTGTGCGGTCGGAGACTGCTGATACTGCGCATTCCACTGCCATGCTGGCATGGATGCTTTCGTTCTAAGTAGCGACTCTAGGGTCCATTGCTCCGGCCACAGTGATTTCTGCAGTACAGAGGGGGCTTCCTCGTCGTATTCTTGGCTCTCAGGATCTGCAATAGGGTTGGGATACTCAAGAATCGCAGGAAACTCAAAAATCTCGTACTGATCGGCATCAGGATTTAGTGCAGCATCCTTTGTTAAGCGCCCAATTAGATCCCGCTGATGCCAACGCGTATGAAGAATAGCTATTTTCCCCTCTGGCATTAGACGAGTCCGCAGACCTGCACGGAACCATTCATACACAACGTCAAGAGACGCTGTATTGCCCGCCTTTAAATCCTGTTCAGATAAAGGGTCATCAACAATTGCAAGATGCGAACCACGACCTGCAAGCGCACCGCCTACACCTGTGGCGAAGAATTCGCCCCCTTTAGAGGTGTTCCACTTACCTGCAGCCTTGGCATCAGCAGCAATCTTTACGTTTGGGAATATCTCTTGATACAGGTCCGACTGCATAAGGTTTCGCACTTTACGGGCCATATCCACCGCCAAATCTGCAGTGTGTGACGCCATAATCACCTTGTGGTCGGGGTGCTTGCCTAAATACCATGCAGGGTAATAGATAGAGATCATCTGCGATTTGCCAAATCGCGGGGGCATGGAGACTGCAATCCTGTCTTTAGCCCCATCCTCAATCTGCATCAGGAGGTTGCCTAGCCGTTTCAAATGGCTTCCAAACTTATACGTAGTATCTATATGTGCAATAAATGCCAAAAAATCACTCTGGCACATGGCTAGCCGCTTGCGCTTCTCTATCTCTTCTAGCAGTGTGAGGGCTTCCAACATCTCCTGTGTGGACATGTTCTTTAGGTTGCCCATCAGACGCTGCAGATCGGCTTTAGAGAGCGACATCATCCGCCCAGCACCTCGTCTGCAGTGGGTAATCGGGGGGTTTCCTCGACCATCTCGATCGTCTTAGCCAGCCGTTCCCGCAGAAGCTGCTCAAGCTCTTCAGTAGGTCGATGCTTCATAGTAACTTCAGTCTTGTCCGTAAACAGACCGACATCGGAGATTTTACCCAACAGCTCGTAGCACTTGAGTCTTATGCGTGGGTCGGGATGTGTGCTATCTACAATCAACTTATTAGTTACATACGTGCGTATCTGCTGCGCAGACTGCACAACAGTTTTGTCGTATTCATCCAAAATCGCCTTAATCTGCACAATGGTGCCCGGCGAAGAGAGCACAGCCTCTGTAGGTTCAATCGTGCCTGAAAGCACGCCACGGGCCGTTGTGCAGTCCACATCAGTGACTGGCACCTCTGTATATATTTCTGCCACGCTATTAAAGGCGGCATTGATCCTCGCCTGCAAATCTTCAAATGTAGGCGGGTAGTCCGCAAAAGGGACATCAGTATCTAAAGATACCACTTGCATTAAACGCACTCCTAAGAGGTTTACATAGTGTACAGACGGCAGAATGCCTGTCAAGTGATTAACTGTGTTAGGTTAGATTAGTTGAAATTTTATAAAATTTTTTGAGGGGTGTTTAGTTTTGGAAGGGGGTGTCTCCCGGAGCTGCGAAGCGCAAACTTAATACTGTGGAGCCCGTGTCTCCCGGAGCTGCGAAGCGGCGGAGGGGTAGATTAACTGAGTGAAGCTAGGTGGTGGAGAGGGTTGTGCGGATGTCGCACTCAGTGTATAGGCGCGTGGGTCCCATATTCGGCAAAAGGGGTCATGGGGGTACGGTGGGGTCGCCGGACGGCGATTTGTAACGGTTATAAACTTGACAGAGTGAAGCGATCAGAGTAGAGTTCGGGGTGTGGATGCAATCACGCAGACACATAACCCATTGGAGTGAATCATGGAAGGTTCGAAATTGATCGCCGCACTCGCGGATTGCCTGAAAACCTTTTCGAAGGGATTCGATCAGATCCAAGAGACAGCGCGCAAGGTTGCGGCGGCCCGTGCGATTGCAATCAATAAAGCGATCGACCTTGCGAAGGTCGAAGGGCTCAAGCCCGCTCAGATCGTCACGCTGATCGATTCAGAGGTTCTAAAGCCCGCATTCGATTGTGACGTCATCAGCGGGCCGACGCGCTATCAGTATCGGTCTGGCATTGGCAAAGCCCTTGCGCATAACGTCGCATGGTATCCCAAAGCGTTTGAATTGCCTGCGATCGAAGAGCCCGGGAAGAAAACCCGGGGCCG